ATATAGAATATAAAGTATCCTAATCCAAAAGCGGCAATGATGGGAAAGCCATATTGACCTATGGCTTCTGCTATGTTAAACTCTTCCATTAATCTTTCCTAGCATCCTTCTGACCATCAGCTCGAGCAATACGATCCATATCTTGTTTTAAATCGAATGCCTTACACATCTGTTGATCAATACGAATGACTTCGTTATTCATAGTCTTAACACGATTATCAAGTGCTTGTACGAAGCTTCGTTGTGTTTTTATACTAGATAATACACCATCAAGAATAAATCGCAATGTAAGAAATACAAAGAAGCCTCCTGCGAGTGAGGATGCTATTGGAAAACCTACGTCAGCAACTACTTGTAAAAAGTCCATTATATATTATATATAATGTTTAGTTGGTGAAGCCGATTTTTACTACCTTAGGAACACCGCTACCAGCTGTCTTCTTAATAGTTTCATTACCAGCTTTTTGTAGATTAACTACTTCGCCTGAAACCATTGTGAATTTACCAATAACGTCACCCGCACCAGCTATTTGGATTGAGATTTCCGCCGTACCTGAACCAGTGTTGTGGATTCTTACAACTCTAGCTTCGTCAACATTTATTGCAGTTGCTGCTAAAGTAGCTTCGATTCCTAAAATTTTTGTTGTGCTTGCCATTTGTTTTAAACCTCTTCTAGTCGAGACATTAGCCTTTCAGCTCTATTAGTTACTTGACGATACCATCTTGAATCTCTACCTTCTTTAGCAGCTTCCTTCCAATCACCAGCTACAAGTGCAGCATTGTGATTCTTAAACTTGCTTAATCGAGTACGACCCATGTTAAACATCATATTGGCTACGATCTGTTTCACCTCTTCAGGATAATCGTCCCAACCATCATGTAGGATTTTGCAGTCTTCAATTACAGTTTGTACATCCCTTTCAAAGACTTCAACAACTCTCTCTTCTGATACTATTGTACCAACACCAGCTCCGTATTCACCATCGGATTCTAGCACCAAATGGCCAATACCAAACGTAGGATAACCTAAGTGATCTAAATAAATCTCGTTTACTTGACCTTCATCTATAATTAATTGCTTACGCAGTTTTTCAATATCCATTACCACTCCTATTTAATAATTTTGCTAATTAAATCTTCAAATTGTTCTATCTTCGCTACTCTATTTGGCCATAGAATATATTCCTTCTCAGGATTTTTCTTTAGGTTGCTAAGTAGTGGAAGTATAGAATTATAAAGTTTATTTAATTTATCTTCTAGCTCTTTAGCTTCAGCGGATGCATCTGATGCCACAGTCTTAACCGACTGTACTGCTTCTAGTTCATCTTCATCTACAGCTGTAAAACCAAAATCAAAATCTAAAAGATTATCTGACATAATACTATTCCTCTTGTATAGTCTTATTTATAATGTTTTTGACCTCATTGCGAGAGTTTTGTTTCTTTTTATTTGGTACAACTTGGTGGCGTTTGAAAGGGCTATTCTGGTCGAATAGTACTCGGTGGAATCTCGTCTTTGGTGCTTTCTTTTTCATCGCTTTTCTTAGTTTCTTTCTTCCCAAATATCGCATCATAATTATCGTTATACTTTTGGGTATCAACAGATCTTTGACGACTGCCTTTACCACCTTCCCATTGTCCAGACATATTAATTATTGCTCTTTATATACATTAAGTTAGCGTACGCATTTTTATCACGGTCTTCGATCCATTCTTCATGCATAGTAAACCATTCAAGTGCGTGTACTTTCTTAGTAAAGGTAGGACTTATAACTATACTATCATTATTTTTCCAGAAATATTCTATCCAACCATCTTTAACAATAGTTTCTAGTTTCACTATTTCCCTTGACTTTTGTATTTTTTAAACGCACGTTTCTTAGCTTTATTCATCGTAGCAGTAGAAGGATTTCTGCCAATACTGGTTCCCTTTTTAGTAGCTACGATTGATGATGTAAAACCTTTTGTTTTTGCCATTTTATTTATATTTCTCCAGTAATATGTTTATAGATATCTTTCCATTTCCAAAATCTTGGAATAGGACCATTAACTTCATCAGCGTTATGCTCGTGAGCTACAATAATTGGATTAAGACCCATTGATTTACCAAGCTTTGCGTTCTTTGGTTTATCTTCAATCCACCAACATTCACTATCACGGTATGGTTCTAAGGCTTCGTCTTTATCTTCACCACAGCCAAGGATAACATAGTCGTCAAATATATTATCTCCGAACAGTAACTCTAGGTTTTGAATTCGTAGCTTCTGTGCATATTTATTAGTACTAAGAGATGTAATGCAGTGAAACTTATAGCCATGGAACATATTTAATCGTTTCATATAATACACTGCATCTCTGAGTGGAGGTAGAAATGCTATAGCAGCTGAGTCATTAAACTCTCGAACTAGCTTTTTACCTTCAGTTCTTGTAATACCAAATTGAGCACCTACGTTGTACTCTTGAGGATTGGTAGGTTTTAACTTCTTTTCTAATTGCATCCAATGGCGAAACGCGTATTCCCAATCGCATAACACGCCGTCGCAATCTGTCAATATAATATTTTCTCTCATAATTTATCTACCAAATAGTTTCTCTCTTCTGTATTCGTTAATCACATTCCATAACTTTTCAGTCCAGTTGTCTCTATGTTCTATAAAGACCTGTGGTTCATCGTTATCCACAGCAATCATTACGACCAATTGAGTTATAGGAATACCTGTTCTTTCTTCCCACATGATTGAATAAGCACAGCATTGCATAAAGTAGCTTTCAATCCATTCCTTTCTCTTAGGTTTGCGAGAAGTCTTATAGTCGATGATAGAATCTTTGCCATCCCATACACCAACACAATCCACACGACCAGCTAATCCTAGATGTGAAGAGTATAAAGGAGCTTCTTGAGCATAGACCTTATTAAGTCTGGTATCCAATATACTCTTCACATCATAGAACGACTGCATTATATGAGGCATTACGCCTTCTGCATAATCTTCAACATTGTCTACATATTTTTCTAAAAGATCATGTACTGCAGTACCCCGTGTAGAAGCTTTACGGCTTATCTTATTAGCCTCTTCTTCTCCTACCCTTGCTCTCCATTCTGCTATCTTATCTCTTGATAATATAGATAAGACCGTAGTGATACTAGGGTATTTAGTTCCATCAGGCGTAGTATACATTCTACCGTTGCCAGTAGAATTTGCTGAAAGATCGTTATAGCCTAGATCAACTGGCTCATGAATAAAACTCATGATTGTTTTCGCCAAGGCTTTTTAGCACCATCTTTTGGTTTACCTTGAGCAGCCATTTCTGTTTTATATCCATTGAGAATAAAGTTTAATTTATATTTGTCTATCATCGGTGAACTCTCAATAGCTTTCTTTACTGCTACGAGTTCTTTCATTCTTTTGTCTGAACATGATCGTTGAGTTTGTTTATGCGCAATACCATATAGTTCATATTGCTGAGATAGACTTAAGGGTTTGATTAACTCTCTAGCTTCTTGGTCGTAATTACGATCTTCTACTTTTTCTTCATATCGCCATTTGCTACTCATATTATAACTCGCTTTATTAATTTATATGGACATTATACCATACTTTTGTCCGGATGTACACCTTTATTTGTCATAATTTGCCATTTTCATACAATTCTTTTGTCATTATAAAGTCGCGTACAAATCCGCTTCGTACAATATCGTCCCATTTAAATTCAATATGCTCAAAGCGATTCATGTGTTCGATAATATTAATGAATTCCCTAATGCCATTCTTATCGTTCTGACCTCTGAAGTCTGATTGGTAATAATCACCTGCCATAATAAATCGACAACCTTCATCAAGTCTTGTAATGACTGAGCATAACTCGTGATAGTTACAATTTTGAGATTCATCGACTATAACAACAGCATTTTTAATTGTTAAACCTCGAATGAACGAAGTGGTTTGAAACTCTATAATCTTCTTGAGTTTAGTTAATTTATCCCACGCTTCGCTATCGTCAAATAAATCATTAATGATTGCTCTATAAGGTGCAGTGTATGCGTCTTCTTTTTCTTCTTGCGTACCAGGTAGAAAACCCATATCTCTTGTTGGTACAGCAGATCGCACAATGACAACCTTTTCGTATTCTTTCTTTAACACAGCTTCGAGTGCTAGGTATAGAGAGATAAATGTTTTACCTGTACCAGCAGATCCATCCAAGCACATATGATTACCAGAAGCAAATGCCTCAAATGCACGCTTCTGATTCTTAGTTAATGGATCTAACTTAACAAGGTGGTCTATTTTTAGATTAGTTGGCTTCTTACTCATTTAGTATCAATTAAATGCCTATCTTTTGGCGGCATACCGCTCTTAATTCTTTCTTGAACATCTTTCCAACCACTGCCAGCCCTTGTTAACATATCAGGGCCTCCTGAATAACTCAAGGTAGCAACTTTAGTATACACTCTTTGCAGGTGTGGATTATCTAATAAAAACTGATCATATTCGGATATCTTAACCATGTGTTCTTCAAGCTCATCAGTTTTTTTATTTTTAAAATCATACAATGGCATAATTAAACCACTCCGGTACGTTACGTTTGGTCCACTTCATTGCGAACCGTGATTGTTTAGTTTGGTAAAATGCACGATACGATTTAACCGCATCCTCGAACATACATTCCGGGTTTGAACCCATAGCCAATCTGAAAGGAGATTTGCTACTTGCAAATGTAATATTCTTTGGTGGATTTCTCAACACCGTAGCAAGTTTAGTTTCAGTAGCATGAACTTTACCATACCTATATGTATACTCATCACAGAGGGCAATGAAATGTCTATAGTGCCAATCGTAATTACTTGCATTTTCTCTAGACCAGACCGTACAAGGATGGTTCATATGTACAGCTTTGTATAGAATGTTTTCTTTGTAACCATCAAGTTTCCAGTACTTAACAATACGTTTACCGGATTTAGATGGTCGCATTTCAATTGTACCATCAAGCATTCGATGCACCGTAGAGAGCATCTGGCCTGATTCTACAACCATTTTGGGAATGTGTTTATCGCACTGTAACTGTGCAGCTTTCACGGGATCATTGTCTAAAATAAATATATTCATAATGTATATTCTAATGTATATTTGAATGTATATTATATCACAGTTTGAGTAAAAAGTAAACCCCCTTTCGAGGGTTTACCTGAGTTTTTTTGCGGTTACCCTCCGGCGGCTCGCATGTATCTAATTGTCTCGTCGATATACTCGGCTTTCCTTTGCATTTTATATGCTAGAGTTTCTTTACCTTTCTTCAATAAATTCTTACGATAGTGTAGTATCTCATTACGATCTTTTTTCAAACGTTCAATTTCTTGACAATTCATAAAAGCCTTCCTTATGTTAGTTATGAGTGTTATTACTATCATAATATAGCCTACTCTGCTATTAGATCAGGAAATGCTTCCCGACATAGCTTTTTGGTTATGCCTATGTAATTTAAAGATCGATCCTTTGCCTTACATAGCATTTCGGCCTCAGCTGGAGATACTGCTTCCAATAGCCGAATGAATTTAGACTCTCTGTGAGCTTGTTTGATGTTACTCGACCATTTATTCTTAAAAAAGTATAAAAAGTCTTTGTCATGAGCTTTAGCCAAATTAGTGGTTGGCTTTTCTGCGGGGGTATAAGGTGGAGTTCCTTGTGGAACTAAGCAGGTAATTGATTTATCAAAGTTCATTCGCAATATAGTTTGCATAATCCTTGAATCATTTTCTTTCAGAGCTTTGAGTCTTTCGTCTCTTGTTGGTAACTTATTAATATCTTTTAAAATCTCTACTATAGTTTTAGCCATTATAAAATTCCTCTACTACTTCAATCAAATGTTTGCATCGTTTCTTAATAAGATAGTTTAGCACTTTCATTTTCATTGGAAGTTTTTGTGTGTTAAATGTATTTATAATTTTTTGATTTAGATCATCAGGTGTTTCTGTTAGATCAATCAGTTTTTTATTGCGTTGGTAATTGCGATAAATCTCTTCTGGCATGACCTCTCTTAATCTATCTGAAGACTCGATCCACTCGTCGATTCTGGTTTGACGTAGTGGTGTCTGTTTGAGTGAGTCCACAAAAGTATTGTCTGCGGATAATATATTCGGGACACCGTCTCCAGTATCGCCACGCATAATATGATTCCACATATATGTGAGAGGGTTCTTGTCTGCAACCATTTTCTTTTGAATTGGAGAAAACTGTTTAACATTGCTAAACCTGTGTAATTGAATAAAATCTTTATCTGAGGATACAATCATTACTGGTTCGTGCTGGCCGAACTCTTGTGTTTGTAGCGTAAGAGAACCAATGATATCATCAGCTTCTGCACCTTCAACTTGTATCACCTTGTACGGAAAGTTTTGTTGTAACTCTTCTCGTATCGTATTAATAATTCTAAATACTTCTGGCCAATCCATATCAGATGAGCCATCGCGTTTCTTTTTACGGTTTGCCTTATATGCTGGATATACAGTCTTTCGCCAATTGTTTGGACTATCAACACATATAACCATTTGGCCGTATTCATCTCGGTATTTTTTATTGTACATACGAATACTGTTTAAAATCATATGCCTTATCATGTTTTCATCATTTAATTTCTGCACTATAATATTGCTTAGCGCTATCTGACTATAATCAAGTAATATCATCTTCTTCTGGTTCACCCATTCTATCTTTTAGTTCTAATGCTTTTAGCTTAATATAGAAGCTATCAGCATCCTTTTGTAACCTATGGTCAAGTCCTAAATATCTGACAAACATTGTGTGCATTATATTAACTAACACATGTGCATCTCTTGCTTCAGGATACTCTTCGTCTCTCATATTAAAACCTTGCAACCAATCAATGCCATCTTCTTCAATAAGCCTTTCTATCTCATCGTTCATTGTAAGAATCAGATGCTGCGCGACGTCTACAGCTTCGCATAGATATTCGTTAAGGATTTCTGTCTCATCCCTTGGCTTTTCTATTACTTTTCCCGAAGGAAACTCTATTATCTTTCCCATAATGTGTATATTATATCACACTCTCTGCTATTTGTACAGGGTTTTTATTGCATTACCACCAAGTTTTATTTGAATGATTCCATTATAATAGTCATCGGTTAGAAGAACACCTCGATCGAATTGTTCCTTAGCTTCTAAGTAAGCACACTCTCCACGAGTTTTACATAGATGAAGAATCTCTCGAGTAAAGAGACCCTCACCATGTTTTTCTACATCTGCTTTTAAATGCTTATTAGATCCATAATAATTTTTCCAATCACTCTCAACTAATAAGCGTTGGCGACGTTTTCTTGTCTTGGTCTTAGGTTTAGTCTTCTTAAACCAGAAGAATTTCTTACCTACGTACTTCTGACTTGTCTCTTTGTTAGTTATCAAATAAACAAATCCATATAATTGTTTGTGATCACAATCTTCTGGTAAGTTATATTCTTTTCCTTCGTAAATCCAATCCATTTTATTCGCTGAAGTCTAATTCATAATCCCTTTCGACTTCTTGTTCAGCTCCGCAATACGGACAGTGTACTAATTTTGGAGGATCATCTTCGAATGTAATATCGCATGATGAAAAACAGTTAATACACTCTAATGAAACTTGGCCCGGTATTTGCATTTAATCTCCTTAACTATCTTGATTTTGAAGCCAACGACTAAACTCTGGATATCCACCAATCGGCGTATCATCTGAGCTAATCTGAGGAACAGACATTGCGCCTGGAAACTTTTCTAACAATTCATCTTTGGTGTAATCGACACCAAGCTTTTTATAAACATATTCAATACCACCTTGTTCTGCAATATTCTTAGCCATATCGCATCGTGGGCATTGATCTTTTCCGTAAATATTAATCATAAACTTAAACCTTTAAGTACGTTATCGTCAACATCTTGTTTTACACCACCAACAACATAAGAGCTGATTTCTGTTTCTTGTGGTGCTACCTGTACATCGCTTCCACCAATCCACTTTTGTGTCCATGGTAGAGGATTAGCTTGTGGAACAGTATAAGGGCAGTGAAGACTTAATGCTCTCATTCTTTTACAACCAATCCATTCTATATATTCTTTTAGAATAGCCTCATTTAAGCCAATCATTGAGCCATCTCTAAAGAGGTAATGTGCCCACTCTTTTTCTTGCTCGATTACTGATTGAAATAGTTTTACTACGTCTGATTCCATTTCCTTTGCAATCTTAACAAAGTCTTTGTCTTCTAGTAATAGCTTCTTGATCATCATTGTAGTACCAGCAAGGTGAGTGTTCTCATCTCTTGCGATAAACTTAATAATCTTAGCATTACCTTCCATCTTCTTGAGCTCAGCAAATGCCCATGAACATGCAAAGGATACATAAAACCTAATACCTTCGAGAGCGTTAGCACTCATTAAGCACATCCATATCGCTCTCTTATGATCCATCTTACTAATATCTTTATTCTCATTTGCTTCAATAAGAGTATCATAGTATTGTGCGATGTCCTTACCGCACTCTAGTATTTCCTTAACATCTAGCATTCCATCAAATACGAATGAAGGGTCTGGATAAATGTTACGGATAATATGTGTATACGATCGACTATGAATAGTTTCAAAGAACGACCAGGTTTCAATCCAGTTCTCTACCTCAGGCAAAGAACAGATAGGTAAAAATGCTAGGTTAGGTGCACGACCTTGTACAGAGTCGAGCAATATTTGTCTCTTGAGGTTAGAAGTAAAGATATGCTTTTCATGCTCAGTTAATCCATTGAAGTCTTTCTTATCCTTAGAAATATCTACTTCTTCTGGTCGCCAAAAGAATCCCAATTGCTTTTCTGTTACCTTATCAATTGCTGGATACTTTAGCTCATCAAATCTTTGAATATCAACCGCCTCATCAAGAAACATCTTCTTGTCTAAATGTGATTTTCTATTCTTTTTCAATACTGTCATTTATGGTTCCTTTATATTTTGCAACTATCGCAATCTTCGTCGTAGTCAGACATTACATTTGCAGCATCTTCTACAGCTGAAGGTAGATCTTCCTTCATCTCGCCAGCACCGTCAAAGGTGTTAAAATAGTACAACTGCTTTAGACCGAACTTATAAGCAGTAACTAAATCTTGGATCATCGCTGACATTGGTATTTTATTATCATCAAAGTGTTCAGGGTTATAAGACGTATTGACTGATATTCCCTGATCAACATATTTCTGTAGAATAGCACAAATCTTGAGATAACCATCTGGTGATTTCTGATCCCATAAGAGATCGTACTTATTTTTTAGATGGTGGTAACCAGGTACAACTTGAGCGAGAACACCATCTTTGCTTTGCTTATAAGATACCAAAGCTCGTGGTGGTTCGATTCCATTTGTACTGTTACTAATTTGTGCGGATGTTTCTGCTGGCATTAATGCCATGAGAGTGCTATTACGAATACCTGTATCTTTCAACTGAGACCGTAATGCATCCCAAGGTAGACGTTCGCTATGCTCTATTAAATTATCTATCGCACTCTTATATGTATCAATTGGGAGCGTTCCAGAACCGTATTTTGTTTCATTATTTAAAGGAATTTTGCCTTTTTCTTTAGCAATATCTGCAGAAGCTTTAATGAGATAATATGACCATGCCTCTGCATATTTGTCGACTTCCTCAAATGCTGACTCATCGTATTTCATTCCTCGTTTGGCCAAGAAGTATGCAAGGTTAATAACACCAATACCAAGTGGACGACGATTCATCGTACTACGTTCTGCAGCTTTAATTGGATAGTCTTGGTAATCTAGTAGCTCATCAAGAGATCTTACAGCTAGATCACAATACTTTTCAAACTCATGAGGGTGATTAATCAGACCCCAGTTAATTGCTGATAATGTGCACAAGCTAATTTCACCATCAGGATCATCGTATGATTTCAATGGCTTGGTTGGTAGATCGATTTCACAACATAGGTTACTCATTTTAATTGGAGCAACTTCTGCGTCAAATGATCCATGGTCGTTAGCATGATCTACATTCATCACATAAATTCTACCTGTGTCCTTACGCTCCGTTAGTAATGATTGGAATACTTCTAAAGCTGGTAGTGTTTTCTTGCGAATAGAACGAGCACGTTCGTACTTCTCATATAACTCTTGGAATTTATCTTGGTCTGAAAAGAATGCTTCGTATAGACCTGGAGTATCGTTTGGATCAAAGAAGGTAATATCACCCCCGCTGATTAGACGCTCATACATTAGTTTGTTTAACTGGAATGTATAATCCATGTGCCGTACACGAGTTTCTTCAGTACCTTTGTTGTTCTTTAATACAACTAGATCTTCGAACTCATAGTGCCATATTGGTAGGTAAACAGTAGCTGCACCACCACGAACACCGCCTTGAGAACAAGACTTAACTGCTGATTGAAAATACTTCAGGAATGGAATCAAACCCGTATGTACTACTG